CCTCGCGCGCGAAATCGACGACGTTGATGCCGCCCTCGAGAACACCGGTGCGGTTCTGCCAGGCGTGGCTGCTCTTCGCCTCGACGGTGCAGGCGCCCATCGTCGCGTTCACGCCGGTCTTCTGCGCCGCGCGCATCTTCTCGGTGATCGCTTCCCCGTGCCAGACGAGGGATTCGCGGGCCTCGGCCATCAGGCGGCCCTCCGCATGCGGCGCTCGAGCCACCGCCAGAGCCCGATCGCGTCGAGCACCGGGTTGAGCCAGTCCGTCAGGATGCAGAAGGCCCGGTCCTGCGGCGGCCGGTGATGCACCGCATGGCCCTTCGGCGATTGAAATAGGCCGCTCTCCTGGAGCGGCTTCGCCCAGGCCGGAGCGAGCGACGGCCGGTGCGCCCAGGCGTGCACTTCGTTGACGAAGGCGCCGCCGACCATCATCGCCACGAGCCAGGCATGCAGGCCGAAGCAGGCGAACAGGGCCGCCCCGACGACCAGGCTGGTGACGATCATGAACTGGTTGCGCGACCTGAAGGAGCCGAGGTTGACGAAGGCCGTGGGCCGCTCGTGATGAAGCCGGTTGGGCCCGATGATCCATCGGCCGACGATCGGCGTCGTCGGCATTCCGAACCGGTCTTCGATCCAGTGGAAGAAGCCGCTGAAGAAGTCGGCGAGGAGCCACCCGAGGAGCAGCTCGCCAACGAGCAGGGCGAAGGCTGCGGCCATCAGCCGATCCTCCGCAGGGCCGCTTCGCGGTGCGTGTGCTTGAACTGGACCGGCCCGATAACCTTCAGGCGGCCGGAGATGATCGTCACGCCGCTGCGATCGGTGACAGACGCGATCTCGTCGTCGTCGCGCACGTCGGCGTCGAGCGCGAACATGATCCGCAGATCCTCGATCGGCGCGATCTTCTGGCCGTCCTCAATCTGCTGGGTGGCGCTGGAATAGACGAAGCAGGGCAGCGGAGCTCCGGTCGACACGGCGTCGGCCGGAGCCGGCTGGCCCCAGCTGTCGTTGGTGCCCACAGGTTTGCGCTCGAGCAGCGCGCGCATGGTCAAGCGGGCGCCGATCATTGGAATTCACCCTCGAACAGCTCATCCCCGCAGCCGCGGTAATGCTCGCCGGCCATGTCCTCAGGCAGGAATTCGCCCTCGCACCATTCGCAGCGGCGCATGTCCTCATTCGGGGCCTCGGGCTCTTCGCTCATGCCATCACCATCCCCGACCTCGGCTCGAGGTTCGAAAGGATCGCCTCGCGATCGGCGGTGGGATCTCCGGAGACGGTGAACGAATAATCGCCGGCGCGCTCGCTCTTGAGCCCGCCGCGATAGGAAAGGTCGAGGCCGACCAGCTTGATCGTCGCCTCGTCGCGCGCCGCCTGGTCGCCGATCGGTGTGTAGGTGACGCGGACCAGGGGCGCCCAGAAGAAGCGCCCGTTCGTGCCGTCGATCAGCCGCTGCAGCGTGCGCCCGCCGTGCAGGATGTGATAATCATCGTCCGCGAGCTGGATTTGATCGACAGCCTTCCCGGTCTCGCCGGGGAACACCTCGACGACCGTCACCGACAGGCCAGTGTCGATCGGCCGCATGACCTTGAGGGTGCGCCGGTCGCGGCTGACCGGATCGGTGAGGTCGCCCAGGGTGAATGTCTGTTGCCCGGCCGGGCCAAGGCGCGCGTTGAGCTCGGCAGTGATCCCGTCGATCATCGCCTGCAGCTCGCTATCGGAGAGATCGCTCCCCGTGCGCTCCTTGACCCGGTCGAGCAGCGACATGGATCAGGCTCCCGAGCCCCCGCTCCCCGCGGGCGCCTGGCCCGCGCCGCTTTCCGTCTTGTCGCCGGCGGGCTTCTGCTCCTTGTCGGAACCGGCGCCGCCCTCCTTTTCGGCGGCTTCGGCCTTGGCGCGCTCCTCGGCTTCCGCCTTCTCCTTGGCTGCAGCAGCTTCGGCTTCCGCCTCGCGCTCAGCCTTGGCCTTCTGTTCGGCCTCTTCCTTCTCGGCGGCCTCGGCTTCCGCCTTGGCGCGCGCCGCCTGGGCCGCCTCGAGGTCAAAGCCCTTCAGGTGGCCGTCGACCAGGCCGAATAGCTCGGCAGCAGACTGCGGGATTTCGTCGCCAGGGACGGCGTAAAGCGTGGCTGCTTTCTTATCGCCCTCCGCGACCACCTTCTTCCTGTCGGCGGTCAGGTAAAGCCTTTGTGTGCACTTCATGCGTCTGCTCCTTGAGTGCGGCCGTCAGGCGGCCTTCGCCCACGCGACGAGGAGGAAAGCTCCGGTCGTGTTGGTCGTGGTGTTGGTGATCGTCCCGGACTGGCCGGCGGTGATCGAGAATTCACCGGTGAGGTCCGCGACGTGCGTCGGCGGGCCGTCGCTGACGCGGATCACGGCCAGCAGCCGGTCGCCTGGCTGAAGACTGCCGGGCACCTTGAATGCGCCGACGACGCCGCCGCGGATGATCGCGCTTTCGACCGGGACCGAGAAGCCCGTAATGACTGGCATGGATGTAACCCCCTCCTGGCTGACCAGGCGGGCGCGAACCGGGAGAGTGGCCGCGCCCGCCGGGTCAGCCCAGGGACGGCGGTGTCGATGCGCCGCCCCTGAGCCAGGACCGGCCCGCGCACGGCGCGGGTCCGGTCCCCAACTGGATTAAAGCCCGGTGACCTCGCAGAAGGCTGCCGGCCGGAAGACCACCAGCGCGACACGCATGTCCGCGCGGACGGTCCGCTTGCCCTCGGTGAACTGAGTTCCGACGTAGCCGATCTGCACGTCGACACCGCGCTTCTCGAACAGCGAGATCCACGACGGCTGGAACGAGCCGACGTAGCCGATGCCGGCCGCGTCCGCGTCCTCCTGGACCACCGGCAGGCCCCACAGACGATCGGGCCCGGAGTCGGTCGGTGCACCGAAGATGTAGATGCCGTCCGCCGTCCGGGTGAGGCGGATATTCTGCCAATCGGTCGGATGGATCAGGTGGTGCGTCGGGGTCGCCCGGCCCGTGACACGGATCTTGGTCATCGCCTTGAAGAAGGCGTCCATCTGCGGGTCCGCGCCCTTCGCCTGCACCTGGATGCCGACGACATTCTTAATGCCGCGAAGGTTTGAGCCGACGGCGTCACCGATGAGGCTCTGGCTGTCGAGCCGCTGCTGCACGCCGAACGTCAGGCGGCCGTTGATGTAGCTGCTGACCAGGGCGACGTCCTCGAGCTGCTCGTCGGTGACGGGCAGGCTGTCGGTGATCTTGCGCACCGGGCTCGTGCGCTCGGTGAACGCGAACTGGCTTTCGGCGAATGCGCCGCCCTCGGCCGCTTCCGCCGCGGCGTGCACGCGGGTCGTCTCTTCCATGTAGACGATCTGCTCCATGCCGGTCTGCGACATCGGAATGATGTCGAGCAGCTGGATCGGGCGCGTGACCGCATCGACGAAGCCCGGCAGGCGGATGCTCTGCGGAGCGAAGCCCGCGGCCGTGGTCATCAGCGTCTTGGTGCCGATCGTCTCGAATGCGGCGGCCTTGGCCAGCATGTCCGACGGGAGCACTTCGGGGAAGCTGAGGGTGATGCCGCCGCCGGCGCCGCCCTTCGCCCAGGACTGGTAGGCCTTCTCGTCGGCGACGAGCTCGCCGAGCGACTTGACCGAGAATTGCGGATCGCGGCCCTTGTCGCCAGCCGGGAACAGCGGGCGATTGCCAGCCTTCTCACGGTCTGCGTGGTCGCGCGCGGCCTTCTCGGCGTTCTCGAGCGTTTCCGCATGCTGCGCGAGCTCATTGGCCTCGGCATTCAGCGTCGCCACCTTCTCGGCCACGGCGATCGAGCCCTTCACGTCGGCGCCGAGCACGGTCACCTTGTTGAAGTCGTACTGCTTCTCGCCGCTGTCGCCGGAAACGAGCGCTTCCTTGAAAACCTTGCCGAGCTGGTCCTGCTTGGCACCGAGCGCTTCACGCGCCTGCTTCGCCGTCAAACTCTTCACGTCCATGTCGAAATCCCCATGCTGAAAATTCGGAGGCCGCCAGGTTGGTTGGACTGGGCAGCTGACGGGGAAGGGTATGCGGGAGAGGCTTGCGGAGCCGCGCCCCGGACGGTCGTCCGGGCGTGCGTCGGTGCAAGGTCGGAAAGGCCGCCACGGGGGTGTTCGGCAGCCGGGCGCCCATCCCCGAGTCCGGGAAGGCGCCGGCGGACAATAACCGAACATTGCGGCGCGTGGCAATTCGTGTGCGGAACGATCGGCGGCAAACAGCCGCCAGAAGGCCGCTAAGAGGCCGTAAGAAGGGGGTTGGCCCCGTCCCGCCGGGAAACGGGGCCGGAAGGCTTCGGCGAGGCCTGGCGGCAGGATTTTCGGCTAGAGC